GAGAACAACGTCACTCCGTCACCTGAGTTGAAGGTTGTGAAACCATTGTTCAACAGTGCCGCCGCCTTTGTCTGCTTTGTGTACGCCATTGCACGTGCAAGTGCCTTGGTGTAACGCGCTGACAGTGCGTCATACAGGTTATCTTCCATCGCTTCTTCAGTGACAGAGAAACCCATTGCAACTGTTTCGTGGTTGTAACGAGCGGTGAAAGCTTCTTGTGCAGAATCGTACTCGATTGCCGCGCCTTCATTCTTAACAGGAGCCGCGCCAAAGCCTGACAGCTTGACCTCTTCCTCAAAAGAACGCTCTGAGTTTTCAGTTTCGTAGATCTCAGCGTGCTCGTTTTCGTACTTTTCGTACTCCAAACCGAACAGCGCGTTCAGACCCGGTAATAGCTCCTTGAGGAGCTGGGAACGTGAAATTGCCATCTAGCTGTCTCCTTACACGCCGAGTGAGTTTTGATATGCGTGAACACCAACGTTGTACTTCACGACAAACTCTGGATAATCATCCGCTTGAGTTTCGTTCCATACATCGATGATACGCATTGCCAACGTATTGGTTGTCGCGATTGATCCGCCGTTTGTGCCAACCAACAGAGCCACACCCGCCTTACCGGTTGATGTAGAACCTGCTGTGTTGAAATCTAGCGCGGCGTTCTTGCCAATCGCAGATGCATAGCCAGAGCCATCTGTTCCGCTGTTGAATGTTCCAAGAGCGGCTGTTCCCTTAATACGGAACAACTGATCTGGGTCATCAGAAACACGAACAAATACTTCGGTCGCGCCGCCTGTGACTAGGTTCGCAGGAACGTAGTTACGGAACTGGAGCTGACCATCAGAGTCAATGTAACGGCAACCAACACATACACCAACAATACCCGGTGTTGCGTTTTCGGCGTTGCCAGCAGACGCTGGAATATCAATCGCAGTGGGTGTAGCTGACCGACAGCCGCAGGCTGTCCGTCAGAGAGTACAACTAGATCGCCATTGAAAATAGCGGCCGAGTTATTGGCGGCCATCGGGAACTCCCGAAAGGCGCCAGCGTTAGACTGTCCACCGATCTTGTTGATCGGAATCAGTCCATATGGGGTGCTTTCAGCAGACATAATTTTCTCCTAACATGTCTATTGCGGCACCCCTGAGAATCAGGAGTTACCGCCACCAAATTGAACCTTTGTAGAACGCTCAGGTCTCAGCAGAGGCATACGTGGATCATTTTCCCGCATGTAGTTGTTATCCACTGATTCCATCTGACGTTCATTCATTTCTTGGAAGTATTCCCTACGGGATTCGAGATTCTCGTTTGTGTTCTTACACAACAAGAGTCCACCTACTTCCACGTTCCCGTCAAAGCGGGAGTCAATATCAGACATCACACGTAGCTCTGGATGGTCTTCGGCCTTAACAGGCTCCCAACCTTCACGAAACTTTGCAGAGACGTTTGTGTTGTCTGCTTGACCCAACATCGCCGTACGGATCCAACGGTACGAATAGCCGTCCTGTTGGGCCGGATCTGGGATGCGCGATGCGGGTGCCCATGTCTTTTTGCGCTCAGTCTTTTCTCGGGTCTGAGATTCCCGTGGTGTACGATTGCTCATACTGCCTTCTCCTTGAGTAATTGCGCCGCATATTGTTCGGGTGACAGCCCGAGTCGCTTGGCGAGTGCGACCTGTGTATTTGTCAAGGTTATTTTGCGCGGTGACTTGGAAGATCTACTTGCGGGGGCCACCACGGTTCCCCGATTCTGTCTTGGCTCATCGAATTCGTTCGGGAATGTACCGCGAATTTCTTGGTCGATGCGCTCATAATATTCTGGTGAACGAGGGTCGATGCCCTCAGAGACAAGCTCATCATGAACTCCCATGGCAAAACTTGTCATCTTTTTGTTCTTGCCAAACCATGGATTGCGCTGTGCCCACTCAACTGCTTCATCATCTGGCTTGAATGATTGCTGTGGTTGTGGTTCGGGCTTGAACTCAGGCGCAGGCTTTGATGGCTGTGCTGGCTTTGGCTTGTAACGGTCGTACTGAAGCTTTTGTGCCGACAACTCAGAGAGCTTTGACTGGGCCTCTATGATGGCGTCAGTGTCTCCGGTTTCGTAGGCTTGCTTATAGGCGGCTTTTGCCCGATCCAGTTCGGCCTGTACGCGGGTCTTCGCTTGATTGACGAGTGCTTCCTCGCCCTTTGACAGCTTACCCTTGAGCGCTTCATTCTCTTCATAAAGCTTCTTGGCCGCCTGAATTGCTTCTTCACGAATTCGCTCGGCTTCTTCTTTCGCTCGGCGTTCTTCGTGATACTCAAACCGTAACTTTTTAATTCGGTCTTGAACTTTGCCTGAATAATCAGTCAGTTCATCATCGTCTGGAACTTGAGGCTCGTGCCCCTCCGGACGGCGTGGACGGCCACGATCCTCTTCAGGTGTGTCGTCTACAATTTCTACCTCAAACTGGTCGTCAGTTTGAACTTCTACTTCTTGTGTGTTTTCTTCGCTCATGCTCTCTCGATACCTCGTGGATCCTCAACAACAGCCTCGACCGAATCATCATTGATGAGCCGGAATTCTTGGCCTTGGACTTTAAACCGGGTTCCTGTATAGGACCGGAAAATGACCCAGTCACCTTCTTTGCAGTAGGGACCAGTCGGGAACTTGTCGGTATCGTAGTACGCGTCTTCACCCATTTCGATCACGTAACCGAAAATAGAAGCCGTTGATTCTTTGGCGCGATACTCGCTCGCGATGATGATGCCACCCTCGGTGGTTTCGTCAATCTCTGGACATGCAACAAGGAGTTTATATCCTTGTGGGACGGGAAGAGTCTGCTCGAGCTCTTCGGTCATCTCAAAATGTTTGACCTGCATTGTTTCCTCGCTTACGGTTTAGGTCCGCAGTACCTTGCGTCTAAGACGAATTTTTTACTGCTTACAGTATACCATGGGTTGACAGCCTATTCGGCGCCTTCAACCTTTTCTTTTAGATCAAGAATTTCACGCTCGACAACAGCCAGCGCTTCGATCTGACCACACAGTTTTTGATACTGGTCAAATGACTGGCAACCACCGCCTGCCATATGATCAGCCACTGCGTTCATGTGTTCACGGATTTTAGTTGAGAGGTAATCCAACTCACTCATTTGCGTCTCCTTTTTCTGCAATATGCTCTGCGATCTCAACGCCTAACTTGACGCCTTCGATCTGTTCTTCTCGGTCAAGCTTGTCTTTTTCGGTCGCAATCTTGACACCCAAGCGGGCACCTTCTTGACGCTCTTGCGAGGCAATCCGGTCACGCTCGAGGTCTCGGGTCTCTTCTTTGTTGACGAGGTCTGTCTGTAGCTTGGCCACATCCATATCTCGCTTGTGCTTAAACTCTGCTTCCTTGAGTGCGATCTCTCGCTGTTGAATCTGAGTGAGCGGATCTTGTTGTTGTTCTCTTGCTTTCTTTTGAGCCATTTCCGCTTGATTCGCCTGTAGCACTTTTTCAGTGGCTTCAGAGATAAGTGGAGCAAGCTCACGCTCCACATCTTCAGGGAGAAGAGCTTCCTCTGCGGGAAGAGGAACACCCAATTGTTTTTCAACTTCTTTTCTGTACTGGAATGCAACGTGTTCTGTGACATGCTCAATCATCGCCCCTTCGATTGCCTTGGCAAACGGCGACTGTCCAACCAGCTCACGAACCTTCGGATCTCGCATCATTGCCATGTGTGTTGCAATATGCGCTTCATGGTCCTGATATGCAAATGCCTTCACAGGCTCTTGCTTCAGCATCATCATGTTTTCTGTCACTGGGTCGTGTGGCTGGATGTCTTCAGGCAACTTCACAATTTCTTCGGCGTTGGGGATCGACAGCGTTTCAAGCATTTGCCGGTGAAGCATGCCCAAGTTATACAACTGTGGCGCCTGCTGTGCCAACTGAAGTGCGGCTTGGTATGCAATGATCCGTTGGGAAGTTGTTGCCGCATTTGGGTCAGAAACGGGAATAACATCCACACGTTTGTCAAAATCATCGACCCGTGAAAACTCGCCTTCAAGGTCATACTCATACTGCGCTGACATGTGATCATGGATGATCTCTGACAGAATACGCAGTTCTTTCTTGAATGAATTATGGATTCGGGCTTGAACCCCAGACATCACCTTCAGTGAGCGCTCTAACAGCGCAAGTGTCGTCCCGACTGGTGCGTTCTGATTGGCCGAAGAAATATCGACATCCGCCACCGAACCGATGCGGCGACCTTCGTCCACGATATTGCCAAGTAAGTTATAAAGAACACCGGACGGCTCCTTGTAGGGAAGCGGGAAAATGTTGTCCTTGATCGCGCCTCCGGGAATATCAACATCCCGAAACTCGCCCGGCATCAGCGGCGAATCGTCTCCCTTGATTCGTAACCCGCGGGCCTTGAGGCCTGCTGGCAGGTTGGAGAGTGTGCCTGCATCCACAAGCTGACGCAAGATAGAGGTCGCAGACTTAGCCAAGCCACCAATAAGATGGATAAGGCCAGTGCCGTAGAAACCAAGGCCGGGTAGATAACGATAATGTACAAAATGCTGTCGCTTTTCTTTCTTGGGGTCATCTTCGTACCAGTTACGGCGGATTGAAAGAACTGTTCGGGATGACTTATCTATCGTAATAACATAAGGACGGGCAATCCCATCAACATCTCCAAACGGTTCTGGAAGATCGTAATCAACATGCATCTCGAGAATGGTGTGTCGATCATCGTCCTCAACTCCATAAGGAGTTTCACCTTCGAGCTCATCATACTTCTCCTCAATGTCGGAGTATTCTGGCGCAGGATCTGGGAGATCTACGTCACGGTAGAACCCGTTCACCATCATCTTATGGATTTCGTTCGGGCTCTTCTTCATCACATGGGTGTAGCGCTCGGCCGTGACCAAGTCCGCGGCGCCATATGACACAACAAAATCTTCAGCAGGAACGAACATGGCAACAGGACGCTCCAGCATGGGGTCGTAATACACTTTCTTGAACGCCGATCCGGCCAATGGCAGTTTGAACAACATCTGCTCAAACTCGTCACGGTACTCGGTCATCTTCTCGGTGAGCTGGTAGTTCATCTCATGCTCAACACGAGACGCCTGCTTAATCTTCATTTCGTCAGCATTGCCAACGACTTTAGTGCGAACTGGACCGCCCGCAGGGAATAATTCAGTGATTGCCTGTGCTTGAAAGCGAACAACCGCTTCAGTCAGGACTGGGTGGAATACACCACAGGCTCCGGGCCATGGTTGGTTTCGGTCTTCTACTTTAAGTCCAAGTAAATCAAGACCTTTGACGTAGGCTCGGGCCCAGTCTTTACGTGATTCTTTATCACCGTAGAAGCTCTCAACCAAGGTGGACCCAATTTCTTGCAGTTCTCCTTCTTCAAGAAACTCTGCAAAGTTGGCGTCATGGTTTGGCCCTATCAGGTCTTCTTGCATTTCGGGGTCGAGCACGATTGTCATTGAACCGTCTTCTTCTTCAACGGTCACCGCGTCTGGGTTGATCACTTCAAGTTCGATTTCGGGATCAGTCATTGTCTCAATTTCGACAACGCTGGTTGCTTCCATGGGCTTTTCAATTGCCATCAGTAATACTCAACCTTTTGTTTGTATGTGGGTTCGTCATCCCAGTCATCCATGGTGCTTCGGATCCATCCACCTTGACGGAATCGAAGCAATGCCTGAGACATCGAATCCACTAAATCATCGTGGTCCCCAGTTGGGAACGCGGCACTTTCTTCAATCAACTCGTCTGCCCATCGGGTGGGTGGTGTCCATACCACGCCGGACGCAAACAAATCTGTAATCGCATTCACACGGGCAATCTTATCTTGCCCACGTGACGGTGTAAATTCGGTGACGGGTATACCCATCGCCCGTAATTCAAAGACCAGAGGTGCGCCGGACGCCTTGGCCTCCACAATCATTTGATCAGGCTCCCATTCCCAGTAATGCTGATGTGCGATTTTCTTCAGCTCGGGGAACTCATATTTGCCCTTGAATGAATCCAATAATATCAGATTCGGGACTTCTTTACCCTCGTCATTGGGATGATAAAACACGCCCCACGTAGTGCAGGCCGAGTAGTCTGAACGCTGTGTCTTTAAAAAAGCCGTATCCCATGATTGTATCACGGCCTCGCAAGGCGGTGGATTCGGGCTGTCCCACGTCCGCCACCACTCGCGCTTGATAAGCGCTCCCTCTTCGGACGTTGGGTCTTGCTGATATTGCGCCTGCCACTTCGACACAGGCAATTCAGCCTTCAATGCTTCGAGCTGTGGCAGTGGCCAGAACTCAGGCCATAACGGCTCGCCGGACGGCAT